AACGTTTTTAATATATGATAATAGACATATTTTGTCTATTGACCTGTACAGACAACCTGTACAGAACTGCATTTGTATTGCGGATTTGTATAACAGATATGAGACATAAATATGTTTATACAACAGAACCGATGGAATGTGTTATACAAAACAAACAGCCCCCGTTGCGCGCTGGGGGCTGTCGTTAGCTGAGCATTGGCGTGCACTACCAGTCAGCGGGTCTCGTGCAGTTGCGCGTCACCAGAATCGGGATAGGCTTCACGGACACTGTGTATTTATAATACCACAATTACTTGTGGATTTAGCCTGTTGCTCGCCTTCGCGCCAGAGCAGTGACAGGATAAAGCTGTAACCTGCTAATGGAGATGGTGGGAGTTGAACCCACGTTTTGCGCCGAGCTGCGTATGAACCCGTATAATGCGCAAGCCAGCCCGTCATCCCCATACCTTTATTATATCACGCCAGGTTTCCGTACACTCTGATTCTACCCTTCGTGGAGTAATACTTCGCCGTCCCGATCTCAACATACCCCTGCACTTCCCAGACGCCAGCAGTATCTATGAATCCAGCAACGGTGGTGTAGTAAATCTTTCCGTTAGTACCATCGGTAGTGAAACTGGCGGCTGCGTTCTTTTTCGTCCCAGCCGGCGATTTGAAGTAAATCGTCTTGGTCGTGGCACTGGAAACATCCACGGCGGTAGTGCCGTCATCTTCATAGATAGTCAGCGTGATAACCGTGCCAACATCCCCAACATGGATAATATCTGAATTAACTGTCATAAGTCTTGTAACTCCTCGTAAGTGAAATTCAGCGTCTTGTTCAGGATAGGCGCAAAGTCCAGCGTCCTGTTCATAACTGCATCAAAGTTCAGCGTGCGGTTCATGATCACGTCCACATCATAGTATTCAGCGAAGTCAAAAGAGACTGTGCTTATTACTCCCCAGTAATACGTGCCCCAATAGCTATTGCCCCAGTATGAGCTTGTCTGAATATAATCAGCCATATTACACCGTTATGGTCAAATCGCTTCTGTTTCCGTTTGCATCCACTGTTGCCACTATCACGTTGCTGGCATCATTGATACCCCTGAAGGTCAAGGTCGTAGTTCCACCGCCACTCAACTTTCCTGCCAATGCAGAAGCAAAGACTGTCAGCAATTGTCTCATGGTATAAGTGCCAACGATAACCTCATCAACTATGGCATCAATTCCAGTAGCAGAAAGTGATGCACCAGTAATAGCCGAAACATCCGCCTTGTAATCGTTGATAGTTTCTGAAGGAACTACCTTCTGATTCTTTCCGCCGAAAGTGGTGACTGTAGTGTGGTCAGCGATAGCCTCGTTCCAAACTTGGTCAACAATCTTATTCACCGCATCTTCAGCAAGCCCAGCCGCTTTCAGCACTACCCCATCCGTTCCAGTATCCGCCACAATCAAAGCCGTTTCTGCCTTCACTGCAGCAATCTCATCTGATAGCGTTTCCAGTGTGTCACTATCAGCACCTGTGCGTGCCAGAGCTGTTGCCCCTGTGTCGGCTGACTTCAAGGGATAGGCGGTAGATTCGTCAAACTTACCCGCAGTAATCACATCATCTGCAAGGCTGGTTACATTCACGTCAAGGCTGTCAGTTGAGCATAGCGTGTCATAAACGTTAGCAGTCACAATCATAAATTCTTTCCAGACTGGTAACGCCCCTGATTCGTGGACTGCAACCAGTAACCTGCCCAAAGTGTTGGTGTCGGTTGCATCAAGCGGAACGTTGTAATAGCCTAACTCGTCATGTGTTGCGCCAGTCGCATCGTTAGTCTGTGCAATATCACCGCCATTCTTTGATAAGCGGATGTCAGCCTGTGAAATCGTCAAGCCAGTTTCGGCGGTCTTGCCATCCGTATCGTCTATGAACGGACCTAACTTGATAGTCACTGCTGTTGATTGTTTTAGAAATTGCATATTAACCTCTCAATCGTGCATAATGCAGATAGTGTTTGGGAACCCCCCCCGCCGTGTAGGTGACAGTCAGGACGGGGCGGTAGCNNTACGGCTTCCTCGTCATACAAAACGAATCTATCGTTTCCACTCGGTGCGGTTTCCGCCACATCGAGACTTGAACGCAACCCGTAATACGTGGTTCCTGTTTTACTTACCCAAGTTGTTGATAGGTTGCCGCTTGTATATTGTGACCCTGCCGATTTTCCTGCTGTGTTACAGAAGATATTATCATCAGCCGTTGCCGCTAATACCCCATCAAATAATGTATCTATATTGGTAATCCCAGCCCAGTCATATTTCACAATTTGAACATCAAAATCAGTCGCGGATTGTTCATAATGCACCGTCATTTTTAGGTTCACTTGCGAGATTGCTTGCCCATCATCAATGCTCGATGTGTCAAAACTCAACACGCTGCGATATACATAATAAACGCCACCAGATAACATCTGTCCTGTATATAAGTCTGCGGCAATTGCTTTATCGCCAGTAGCGTGAGCGGTGGCATAATTTGCATCGTCACTATAAATTGTTTGGTCGTTACCAGTTCCACCCGCAAAATCAGGGTCAATCACCACCGGGAACTTTGCGCTCGCCAGCCACGTCCTGAACGCCGTCAATGTCGTAACAACGTGAACATCCCCGATTGCGTCCGTTGCGGTGGTCAATGATTTCAGGTATGCCTTCGATAGTGTGCCACTCTCGGAAGTGATAACCTTCCTCGCTTCCTGCAAGGTCGGGATGCGATTTAGCGTTATCTCTGAACGATAGCCGTTCTCGGTAATCCGCATCTCCTGCTTGCCGAACGAAAACTCCCGAATCAACTTGTCACCGTCAGCCAGCCCCGTCTTTGCGGACGGTAACTCTACCCGTTGCGCATAATCCGTGCCTTCCACTTTCACCCGCCCATCGGAGTGAACCCTGACAGGTGAATGTGGGCATCCGTAGAAGCCATCGGGTAACAGCACAAGTTTCGTGTCAATCGGTTTCCACAAGCCAGCGTCCTCATAGTGACACGGTTTCCCGCTAAAATTCGCCACGAACTCATCAGCACCCTTCTTGAAATGGATGCCGTGCTTGGCACGTTTCGCCACAGGCAAGCCGACCAAATCCTCTTGAAGTTTTGCCCAGTTAGCCATGATGCGACTCCTCATACCACGCCCAAAGCGTGTTCAATTTTTCACTATCACTCATCGGCACGTCTGGTTCAACCTCTCCAAAGCCGAAGTAATCAAGGACGCTATGCACATCGCCATTCCAGCGGTTAGAATCTACATAGTAACTCGATACCCCAACACTCGCCCCGCTAAACTTTTCACCTGTCTGGTGTATGAGCCAGTCACTCACCCCAGTAGGTAGGGCGGGCGGACTTGTCGCTTCTGGCGTGTAAAGAGGATATGGAAGCGCATACTTATACTGCGCCAACCACCAGTCGCATATTGGCATCGCCAAAACATTCAGGTTCTGATTCACCCAAGAAGCCCTTGAATACAGGATAGGTCGTCTGCCAGTCCGTTGCTCAATGATGTTGATGCACTTTGCAGTGGTGTCCTTCCAGTCCGCAGGTTGCACGATTTTGAACAAGTTATCCATCTGCTTGGTAGCATCTTCACCAAAATACACCACGTGGTAAGCCATGCGACACATACCCTGCGCCCCTGCCCAGTTATGCACAAACCAGGGGTCGGTATATCCCCAACTCACACCGCTCCGTATAGCAACAAAGGAACAGGAAGCCTTCACCTTCGCCCAGTCAGGTGTAACATTATCCTTTATGTTCCATTTGCTGATATCTATTCCAAATGCGTTCATAGCCAGTAGCCTATAATACTTAAATAAATATCCATCGTATTTGTTCCTGATGCGTTTAGTTCGTAATAACAGTCACCATTTGCATCACAAGGTGCTAATAAAGTACCCCTGTTCCACCTGTCATCTGTGTAACCGCAATTTATACACGCTCCTTCGTATTGAACATCAGTTGCTCCTATGTAAAAGTAACAGTCGTTTGTCTGGGACGCTGAATCTCGTAATGATATAACAAACAAACATGCCCTTATCCCAGCAGGTGCGTTAAACACCGCACTCAAATCTATCAGCGTCTTGGCAGTTGTGCTGAAGCTATCCCCATCCCAAGAGGTTGAGGTAAGGGGAGTGGTAAGGGGAACAAATCCACCAGTAGGCATCTCACCAACCTTCAACCGCTCTACCTGACGTTTCAAGCGCTCAATTTCTTGCACTAAACGTACTTCTGTTTCAGTCGCCATCTGCAAACCTCACAAACGCAAAAACGATGCAGGCACAAACGCCTACAAAAAGACCTACAATGATTCCAGCAATAAATTCCATCACAATTCACCTCGTAAACGAATATCTATCTGTTCTCCGCCTTCGCCATCCACCCTGACATTTACTGTGGCAACGTGGCAATCCACGAAGTAGCCAAAAGCCTGAACAGATAGAATATCACCAAAGCCATACTCGATGTCAAAGCGCATACCGGGAATGTCTACCAACCGACCTGTCATAACTTGTTGTGGCTTATTCTCGTCAAGCGCACTATTTCCTTCTGCTGTTAAGCTGGCAGTAGTTTCAGTATTTCTTGCGTCCTGAAATAACTCTCGCCTGTTCCATTTTGAAGCGTTTACCCTTATAGCATTTGAAACCTCTATGATTGTTCGGTCTGCTTCCGTTCCTTGCCCACCAACGTAGATGTAATTTCGCTCATTGTTGTGGTAAGTGCCAAACTCTGATTCGAATAGATTGCCATAATCCCGACCGACCAACCTGATATCACCAGAATCTCGACCATGATTTCTACCTCTCTGTCCTGTGTAAGTCCGCAATTCAAACGTGGCTG